GCGGATGTCCACGCCACCGATCGCCTGCGCGACGGTCTTCTGGGCGCCCCACAGGGCGAGCGCGTAGGTCTTGAGCGGTTGGGCTGCCATCAGAACCCCATGACGGTCATGTCGCGCTGCGTGAAGGTGCCCGTGGAGGCCGAGGCGACTTTGTACTTCGCGGTGAAGATGTTGGAGCCGGCGGTCAGTCCGGTGACCCAGAACGCGCCGCCGATACGGGCGCGGGACGCGGCGGCCAGGCCGGCGATGTTGATTGCGTTGGCGTCGGCGGCCGCGACGGACGAGGCGCCGGAGACGGCGAAGCCCATGAAGGTACCCACGTTGGCCGTGGCGTTGTCGAACGCGCACTTGAGCAGGACCAGGGCGGCGGTGCCGGTGGTCACGGTCACGGTCGGTCCGACGGTGGCGACGTCGGCGTAGGACGTGCTGGTGGACGTCTCGGAGGTGGCGACGGTGGCGTGGCCCACGGACCGGGCGGCTATCGCGTTGGCGCCGGTGGCGACGAAGTACTGGCCCGCCGTGGTGGCCAGTGCGGGCGCGGTCTGGTTGAGGTTGTCGCGGACGTTCGCGTTGAACTGGGCCGCCGTGAAGGTGGAGCCTGCGACGGCGGTCATGGGTGCGGTCCAGGCCATCGGCTTTCAGCCACCCTCCGGAAGGGCCTTATCGAAACGACTCAGTTTCTGTACCCGGTGTACCCGCAGTGTCGTATAACCCTTATACGAGGCCAGAATTTTGGTTAACCGACGAAGAAGGTACAGCGGGTACAGATTCTTTCTCGGGTTGTTCACCTGCGGATTTTCGGGTCTAACAGTTAGTGCGGCTAACATCTTCTGACCCCCGCACGGTCGCGTCGACCTCGTCTCAGCGCACACCGTGAGCCTCGTTCTCGTCGGCGAGATCCCGCACCGACTGGCCGTGCGGCAGTCCGAAACGCAGCGCCACCGGGTGGTCGGTCGGGTACCAGTTCCGCGTAGCCGGTAGCGGCCGGCGGGAGAGCACCGCGAGGATCTCGAGCCGGTTGTCAGGCCATGCGACGTCCCCTTGGGCCCCGCAGTACGAGCACAGGTAGAACCCGATCGGCGCGTCCCTCGGACCGCCCCGCCTCGAGGGCCTGTACAGGTGCTCCACGTTGGCGCAGCCCTCCCGGGGGCAGTCCGCCACCCAGTCGCCGCTGTACACGTACGCGCGAGCCACCGACTCATCCACCGTCATCACGTCCCGTACTCCCCGAGGTCGAACTGGCCCTGGACCGGATCGTCGAAGACGAACACTGAGTTCACGTCATCCGCCTGCAACGGGTCGAACACGCCCTGGTCGAACCCCGCGCCGCGCACGTCGAACTGGAAGGGGTTCACGGCTGTGTCCAGGTCCTTCTCGCAGGACAGGACCACCGCGTGCACAGGCGCCCGCCCGGCCCTCCCGGTGCGCTGGATCGTGTGCTGCACCCGCTCCACGAAGAAATCCGCGTCCAGGCCCATCTCGCCGTTGGTGATGTGCACCCGGTCGCTGATCGTGCGCTGGAGCACCTGCACGAGGTGCGCCGGGTCCGACGACATGAGGCGGATCTGCACCGTGGGCCGACGCTGCGCGTAGTGCAGCAGCACCTTGTCGGCGATGGCTCGTGCGTCCTCCGGCCCCGCCCACGGGGCGTCGTTGGGGTACGTGCGCGTCCCGTGCCGCGTGATCGACCCCGCGTCCTGCATGCTGACCCGGACCGTCTGCGTCACCGGCACCAGCTGCGCACGCACCTGCACCGAGGTGACCGTCACGGCCCCGCCCACGGCCTGCAACGTCACCTTCGCCGACGCCCCCGACGTCCGACTGAGCAGCACGCCCAGCACTCCCGGGCCGGACGCGGCGATGTCCGTACCCACCACCGGGGTGACGGCGTTGACGAACGGGTCCGAGCTGGACACGTTCAGGTCCACCGACTGCCCGAGGGCCAACGCGTACGTCGTGGTGTCCTGCCACACCTGCGTCAGGCCCGCCGAGACGGTCCGCACCGACGTGTCGAACATGATCGAGTTGACGATGTCCTTCCAGCCGTGGGCGTACGAGAACGGCCGGGCGAGATTCAACGCTCCCTGCGGCACGCCCTCGTCGGTGCACTCGCCCAGGGCGCCCGCGTGGAAGACGGCCTGCGCCGTGAGGGAGTCCTGGCGCTGCAACCGGTGGTGCCTGTCCCGGAAGACGAACGTGCCGTCCGGGGCCACGTAGGCGACGGCCGGCGGGCCTTCGCTCTTGACCAGGTCCTGAACGGCGGTGAGGGCGTCGGTGCCGTCCAGCCACCAGAACCTGACCACCGTGGCACCCAGGTCGATGTCGCGGCCGCCGGTCCACCCCGCCGCGTCCAGCACAGCATTGATCAGGTCGCCGGTGCGCAGCGACGTGTAGACCCCGGTCGACAGCTGTTCCCCGGACAGATCGTTCATGCCGTCCAGGAAGGACAGGTCCACCGTGCGGTCGGAAAAGTCGGTCTTTACGGTGTAGTCGTCGATGCGTCCCCGGAACAGCGGGTACGTCTCGCCGTTCCACACGACGGTGGCCCGCATCGTCCGCGCCGGGTCGATGTCCCCGTACAGCGGGCTGTCCAGGTTCTCCGGGGAGTACCGGCGGTCCGTGTTGATCAGGCTGAAGGCCGAGTTGCCGACGGCCGCCGGCGCGAGCTGGCGTTCCTGATCCCGGCCGTACGTGATCGTGATGTCCGAGATGATGTCCCCGGTGACGTCCTCGCCGGCGCCGACGACCTGCGCCGGATCGCTCAGCGCCGACCAGTCGTCCAGCCGTATCTCGTCACCCCAGATACGCAGGCCGGCGCCCGGCGTGCCGCTGGTGTCCAGCAGGATGCCCGCGAGGGCCGCGTTCGCAGGGGCGGGGAAGAAGCCGTCCGCGTACTGCCAGGCGCCCACCGGCGGCACGAAGAAGTTCGAGAACGTGGTGAGGTACCCGCCGCCCGCGTCGTAGAAGTTCACGGAGAAGCCGACGCCTGCGGGGAACGCCGACTGGGCCCACACCCAGCCCGACGCCCGGTACAGCCGGCCCCCGGTCACCTGCGCCTTGTCCGACTCGATGTGCGGGCCGCCGCCGGCTCCGGTGGTCAACAGACCCGACCACACGCCCCGGTGCGCGCGGGTCTGGTCCCTGGCGTACACGGCGCCGTTGTAGGCCGTCCAGCCGCCGTCCTGCTCGAAGTCCGGATTGCTGTTGAGCGGACCCGGCAGGCCGTCCCAGTCGATGGCGAACTGGTAGGTAGGAAGCCCGCTGTCGTCGCACAGCGCCCAGGGCCCGTCCTCGGTGACGACCGTGGGGGCGTAGGCGGTCGTGGCCACGTCGGCCTCGGGCGGCGCTGCGACCGTGTTCCCGGACGCCGTGGGAGCCTTCAGCGCGATGCTCAGCTCCACCGTGCCGTAGTCGCTGGCCCGGCTGGACGTGATGGTGCGCGTCGTCTGGGTGCCGGACGTCAACGCGGCGTTCGAGTCGTACAGGGCCAGGCTGAGTTCGTTGAAGCCGTCGGTGTCATCGACACGTTCGGCGTCGGCGGCGACCGAGTCGGTGAACGTGGCCGCCGCGTAGGCGGACGAGGCGCGGAAGGTCAGCAGCCAGTCGTTCGGCGTCGTCGTGGTGATGATCGGGGCGTCCAGCGCGGCGAGGGACAGCTGCGTGGTCTCCCACCGCCACCGCTCGATCGGCGCGGCCGTGTCCACGCCGCTGTAGGCGGCGGTGAACGCGATGACCCACGGACTGCCGGCCGGCCACAGCGCCGAGCTGAAGGTGAGCGGCACGGTGGAGCCCAGCGCGCCGTTGTCGACGCGGCTGTACACCACCAGCCGGGGCGAGGCGTAGTACGGCACCTGGGTGGACGTCCCCGGTGCCAGCCGGGCTAGCTGGCTCCAGCCCGCCGGGGCCACGGTCGTGTTGGCCTTGTCGTCGGTGAGGATGAACAGCAGCAGGTAGTCGCCGCTGACGTGACCCGCCGGCAGGGCGACGTTCTGGCTGGCCCCGGAGATCCCGACGTCGGCCTTCAGACGGGCGGAGACGGAGCGGAAGGCGATAGCCATCTAGGTCGTCCCTCCCAGCGCCCGGGGGAGGCGTCGCTGCCGGCTGAGCGTGTCCAGGGTCGCCACGAGCCAGTCCTCTACGTCGCGTCGCGAGCCGAGTACCCCGTGGTTTTCCACGGTCAGGTGGACGGACTCCACAGCGGCCGCAGCCAGACGACTCGAGTCACGGGCGGAGCGGATCCGGGTCCCTGCCGGAAGCTTCATCAACTCGGGCCCGTTCTCGCCGGTCCAGTGCCAGCCGGCCGTCGCGCCGTCGGTGCCGAGGCTGTAGCCGCCTGCCCGGCCGTAGGCGGAGGCCAGGCCGCCGTACGCCGCCAGGGCGTAGCGCATGGAGGCGTAAATGTTGGCGGCTGGGTTGACGGACACCCCGTACTCGAAGGGGCCGACGCCGCTGTACGGCCCGGCGAAGGACCGAAACGTCGGGCCGATGACCTGCATCAGGCCCACGGACGGCGTTCCGGCCAGCCAGTTGGAGTCCGTCTTGTTGACGATGGTCGGGTTGCCGCCCGATTCCTGGTTCATCCGCTTGAGCGTGATACCGAGCAAAGACTCAGGCTGGCCGACGGCGCGCAGGATCATCCGCGTGACCGGGGCCCACTGCTGCACTCCGCCCCCGCCGGCCGACCCGACACCGGCCGCTCCGAGGACGCTGTCGCCGATCTTCTTGACCGCCTGCATGAGGCCGTCCACGGCGATGTGCGGCAGCTTCTCGATCATCTGCGCCCAGGGCGAGCTGCCGAGGTGTGACAGGGAGTCCAGCGGGCCGCTCATCAGTTTCTTTGCCACGGTCATCGGATCGGTGAGGAAGTCCAGCGCGGACTTTCCGAAATTGATGACCGAGCCGGCGGCCGAGGACAGTGCGTTGCCGATGTCGCCGAGGATGCCGCCGCCCGCGTAGAAGTGCGCCCCCGCCTGCTTCCACAGTGCGAGCGCGCGGGCCCGGTACTTGGGGTCGGTGGGGATGACGTACTCGGGGTGGGAGGGATTGCCTTCACCGACGATGGCGGTCGGCCGGTTGAAGATTCCGGACGGCCCGCCGACGGTGCCCCCGGCCTCAAGCAGCCGTACCGGTCCCAGCGCGTTGCCGATGCCGATCCACCCGGTGATCTTCTTCCAGATGGAGACGATCCCGTTGTTCCAGACGTGCGACAGCACCCAGTTGATGGGCGTCTTCGTCTTGTTCTCGATCCCCTGCCAGATGGAGCCGATGCCGTCGCGCATCGAGCTGAAGAATCCCTTGACCTTGCTCGACAGCGTGCTGGCCCAGCCGGGGATCGTGGAGGTGAAGAAACGCCCGATCGGGGAGAACACACGGTCCCGGATGTAGCCGTAGATGCTGAGCAGGCCGGAGTACAACGAGTTCCAGCGGCTCATCACCGAGTTGCGCAGGCTGCCCGCCCAGCCCGGGATCGTGGAGGTGAAGAAGCTCCCGATCGGGTTGAACACGTGGGAGCGCAGGGACCCGTAGGCGCCTGCCAGGCCGTTGTAAAGCGAGTTCCAGTGGCTGACCACCAGGTTGCGCAGGCTTCCGGCCCAGTCGGGAATCGTCTTGGTGAAGAAGTTTCCGATCGGGTCGAGCACGTATTTTCTGATCCAGCCCCAGATGGTGGACAGTCCGGTGTATGTGGACTGCCAGAGCGAGACGACCTCGTTCCGCATCCACGACGCCCAGTCGGGGATCGTCTTGGTGAAGAACGTGCCCAGGGGGTTGATCACGTACTTCTGGAGCCATCCCCAGATGACGAGGATGCCCCGGTACTCGTACATCCAGGTGCCGACGATCTGGTCGGCCATCCACGACGCGGCGGTCGGGATGGCTTTGGTGAACACCCATATCAGCGGGTTGACCACGTACTTCTGGATGAAGTTCCAGATGCCGTGCAGTCCGGTCAGCTCGTTCTGCCAGAAGGCGACCACCTGGCGAGCCATCCACGACGCTGCGGCCGGGATGGTCTTGGTGAAGAAGCCCACCATGGGCTGGACCACGTGGGTGTTCAGGAAGCTCACGAGCGTGGACGCGATCTTCAGCATGCCGTTGAACAGACCCATCATCAGGTTCACGCCGAGATCGGCCATGACTGTGCTGGGGCTGTGGATACCGAACACGGCCTTGAAAAAGTCGACAATCCCGTGCCAGATCGTCTTGAAGAACCCCGGGAGGGTCTTGGTGAAGAACGTGGTGGCGCCGTGGAACAGGCCCGAGATCAGATCCTCGCCGCCGCTCTCGAGCGCGTGCCCCCAGTTGGCGGTGGTCGAGGCTATCTCATGGGGCAGCTTCGAGAAGAACGAGGAGACCGACTTCCACAGGCCCGAGAAGAACCCGCCTATTTCGCCGGGCAGCGCGGAGAAGAACCGCCCCAGTTGCCCCGGCAATTTGGAGAAGAACCCGCCGATGTCCGAACCCATCCGCTGGAACCAGTCGATCACCGCGTGATACGCCTCGGGTACGGCTTTCTTGATCCAGTCGATCGTCGCGCTGAAGGCGTGCTTGATCCCGGCCCAGTGTCGGACGATCTCCGCGACGGCAATGCCGATGCCGCCGGTGAGGATGCCCCAGATCACCAGCTGCCAGTTGTTCTTGAGCCAACCGACGAACGCCATCACCGGCGCCTTGATGAACCCCCAGATGGCCGACCACAGTTCCTGGAACCAGCGCGTTTTGGTGGCGATCAGGACGATGGCGCCGACTAGCAGACCGATGCCGACGATGATCAGTCCGATGGGGCTGGCGGTCATCGCGGCGTTCCACGCCCACTGCGCGGCCGTGACGATGCCTGTCCACGTCGCCTGGAGTTTCTCCCACACGAACAGGGCCGCCAGTTGCCCTCGCAGCAGCAGGATGCCTGCCCCACCCTCCTGGGTGGCCAGGTTCCACAGGAGCGTCGCGGCGGTGGCGATCTTCGTGTACGCGGCGTACAGCTTCAGCCCGATGTACGCGGCCGACGTGGCTGCGAGGAACACACCCATCGCCACGGCCACGGCCATCAGGATGGAGCGATGCTCGGCGAAGAAGCCGACGACGGCGGAGATGACCGGGATCAGCTTGGTGCCCAGGTCGATGGCGAGCACCTGGAACTGCATCTTCATCCGGTCCAGCTGCACGGACAAGAGCTTGGAAGTCTGCTTCCAACCCTCCACGCTCTTGGACGAATCGTGGAAGGACTTGCCCACCTTCGAAATGCGTTCCGCGTTGCCCTTCGCGTTCTCGCCGGTGAGCTGGAGAATCGTGTTCAGGCCGATGGCGCCGCCGGACATCTTCTTCAGGGCGTCCGTGTACGTCTGCATGGCCGGTCCGCCGTTCTTCAGCTCCCGGCTGAAGCCTCGGTTGCGGTCGACCAGCGTGACGAAGTTCCGCAGCAGCGGTTTGTTCTCGACGCTCACTTCCTTCGCGGCCTTGGCGAAGTCGTGCGCCGACACCGAGCCCGTGAGGTACTGCTGAGCCAGCCCCCGGACCGCGTCCGGCATGTTCTTGAGCATGATCTGGACGTCCTGACCAGACTGCTTCGTACCCTCCAGAACCTTCTGCAAGCGGGTCCCCGCCGGACCCATCTGCTTGAGGATGGTCTCGGACAGCAGATTCACCGTGCCGGACAGGCCGCGCTGACCCAGGTGAGTCGACACGTCGACGGCGGACAGCCCGAAGCGGGCCATCTCGCGGCTTGCGACGTTGTTCGGCGAAGCCAGCGCCCGAATGGTGGCGGCCAGTTCGTGAGTCGCCTCGCGGGCGGTCGTACCGTGCTGGGTCAACGTCGCCATGGAGCCGGCGATGTCCTCGAAGGCGATGTGGTTGGCGGACGCGATCGGCAGCACGGTCGACAGGGCGCCGCTGAACTCCTCCATCGTGATCTTGCCCTCGCCCGCAGCGGTCTTCATGCCGTTCATCACGCGGACGCTGTCGGTAGCCTTGAGGTGGTAGCTCGCCATGACCGACGTCATGGCGTTGGTGACGTCGGACAGCTTGGCGTTCTCCTCGCGAGCGCCCTGGGCCGCCGCCTTGAGCACCATCAGGCCCGCGCTGCCCCGATAGCCGGCCTTCTCGATCGTGTACATGCCGTCGGTCAGGTTCTGTATGCCTGTGCCCGTTCCGACCGCGATGTCCTTGATGCCTTGGCGCACCACCGCGAGGCCCTTGGACGTCTCGCCCGCAGCGGTCTGGAGGACGGCCGTGTGCGCCTGGAAGTCGGAGGCCATCTTGACCGACACGGCGGCCACGCCGAGACCGAGAGCCGTAGTGCCCTTGCCGACGGAAGCCATGGCACCGCCGACCGTGGCGGCCGACTTCTTCAAGCCTGCGGCCGTGCCGTCGAGCTGGGAGCGAGCGGTCTTCATCTGGGTGCTGAGTTCCGCACCCCACTTCTTGAAGTCCGGGAGGATCTCGACTACGCCCCGGCCGACGACCGCTGTCAGGCCCGTTTCCATCAGAGGCTCACCCCCATCGCCTCCAGGAAGCTGTCGGACGCTTCGGCGTCGCCTTCCCACCACCAGGGCGCGCCCTCGTCCACGACCGCTTCGGCGTACCGGTCCGTGTCGTCAGGCGTGATGCGCCACCGTTTGACGCTCAGGCTGGCGTCGAACCTCTTGCGAGTGACCTCGGGGTTCTCGTTCTCGTTCTTGGGCTCAAGGCGCTCGCACATGGCCGCGTACAGGCAGTTCAGGAAGCGATCGAGGGGGAGCTGGCAGAGATCAACTCCACGGGACGTGTGCTCTCCGTCGAGCTGGTGCCAGGTCCCGGGCTGGAGGGCCCATCCGAGGATTCCTCGGATGGCGTGGTAGGGCGCAGCCCGTAGGACTCCATGATGTACGGCACGACTTCGTTGACCTGCTCGAAATCGATAGGGTTGACCGGGTCCTTCATGCGATCCCGGAACCGGCGGTACTGCTCGGCCGACAGCGTGGCCTCGAGCACGCCGAGCATCGCCCGGATACCCTGCTCACCGGTCGGACTGTCACCCATCGCGTCGGCCTCGACGGCGAAATCGATCAGTACCTGCGCGGGCAGGCGCGGGTGGCACCGGAACACGTCGTCATCGATCCGGAACTCGATGACCTTGGGTTGCCTCGTAAAATCTCGCACCTTGGCAAGGTAAGACCAGTTCTTTCAAGATCAGTCCGGAGCGCGTGTCGGGGTTGAGGTCGGTTTAATTAAATGATCCCCCGGGTACGTATTCAATGACCGAGGAATGAGGAATCCGGAGGAAGACACCGTGCGGAAAAGCCCCGTTGAACGGCTAGCCGCCCGATCACGTGAGGCCGTCTGCTTCACTCGTGGCCTGTTTCTTCCGTGCTGGGTTTACACGGGGGCACTGGACCCTGAGGGCTACTCCCGGGTCTGGGTCGGGAACGGGAAGACCACCTCATCCCACCGGGCCGCGTATCTAGAACTGATCGGACCGGTACCTGAGGGTCTGGAGCCCGATCACCTGTGTCGGAACCGCGCGTGCTGGAACCCGTGGCACCTGGACATCGTCACCCACGCGATCAACGTGCAGCGGGGGCAAGCCGGGGAGGCCCTCCGGTTGGCCGCAGCCAAGGCGACCCACTGCCCGAACGGCCACCCCTACGGCGACGACGCTCGAGGTGATAAGAACGGCTGGAGGCGCTGCCCGACTTGCAACAGGGCTCGGTCTCGAAGGCACATCGAAAAGACGCGCGGGCCTGCCCGAGGGCGTCCGACCAAGACGCACTGCCCGCAGGGGCACCCGTACAACGACGAGAACACTTACGTGAGCCCGAGCGGAAAGAAGAATTGCCGGGCGTGCCGGAAGACCACGTCCCGCGAGTGGTACCGGGAAAACAAAGCCGCATCCTCCGGGCCCTAGCGGCTCCGGTGCCGGTCAGCCGTTGAACTTCGCGGCGAGCAGGGCCCGCCATAGGAAGGGGTTCGGCTTCGTCCCGGGGTGCTGAACGGACCGGGCGTACACGACCTTCCCGCCCATGGTGAAGCGCAACACCCCGTTCGGCTTGCGCGGGAGGATAGGGTGCGGGGACGTGCCGTTCATGACGTACGTCGCGGCCGGGTGATCCACCATCACGATGCCGAGCGGATTCGCCTTGGAGCCCTTGAAGATGGGCCTCACGGTCTGCCCCATGTGGCCCGGGGCCGTGGCCGCCGCGATGGCCGCAGCCCGCAGGGTGATCCGCTGGACGATGGCCGCCGACCCCTTGCGGGCGAGGTTGTCCAGCTTGGACCGGTCGATCGTCAGGAAGTCTGCGGGCATAGGGTCACTCCCAGGTCAGGGCGACGCGGAACCGCAGCTCGCTGCCCACGCAGCCGCCCGACGGCCCCTGCACCATCTGTGCGTCCATGATGAACTCCTCCACGTCCCGGTCCGCCCTAGCCACGCACAGGAATGAGTTGACGGCCCGGTATGTCTCGTACGCGTCCCGGCGCACCAGCATGGCGCAGGCCTCCTGCGCGTCCACGGTCGGCGCGGCCGACTGTCCCTGCGGGCTCGGCGCACACTGCATCACCTGAAGTACCAGCTCGGCCCCCTCGTACAGGGCGGTGCAGCCGTCGGACAGGTCGGCCTCGGTCTTCTGCATCGGCCACAATTCACTCGCGTACGTCTGGTTCACCATCATGTACAGCGCGCCGCAGTCGCAGCCGTCCCACGCGATCAGCCCGGGGACCACGGCCACCCGACCGTACTGCGCCGTCGTGTTCGCGTTGACGTAGGTCAGAATGTCCTTGGCCAGGGAGAACCACTTCAGCGGTCCGGCGTAGGTGCTCACGATCCGGCCCGCCTCGGCATCATGTGGTCCACGTCGTACACGCGGGCGCGCTGGCGCAAGGCCTTCGGGTTCTCCGAGGCCAGGAACATGTCGACCAGGTACAGGCCCGTCTTCCCGTGGAGCAGGTACTGCCCGAAGTCCGGCACGGAGATGGTCACGCCCTGGCGCACGATCTGGGTCACTGCCGGCGGCAGCCGGCAGTCCACGCCGGATGCCGCCTTGGCCACTTCGCAGGCGAGTTCACCCATGGCCAGGCGCCCGGAGTCGGGGACGTCCTCGCCGTACTTGGCCGTCACCGACCACGTGCCGACCTCGGTGTCCGCCAAGTTCAGGTCGTTACAGCGCGGCCAGCGGGTCCCGTCGGTGCGCACCAGGAGGCGGTTGTTGTCCAGCCGGTAGGCGGACGGACCCAGCGTCACCCCGTCGACTTTCACGGCCGTGACGGAGTCCACCGGGGACGGGAGGCGCACTTGCGAGACGTGCTTGCACGAGCATGTCCCCGAGCAGTCGCCGGAGCAGTACGGCAGCCGGTAGAAGTCCCACGGCGGCATCGCGTACCCGGTTCTCCACTCCCACGACTCGTAGTACGGGAAGCCGCCCCCGGTGCGGCAGTCCTCGGCGCACGGGCGCAGCGTCACCGTGGTGAGGCCGAAGCGCCGGCCGGACAGGGCCCACAGGATCCTCGTGGCGGCGGTCACTGCGTACCCGGTCAGTTCGGGGCTGTACGAGGAGACGTCGCAGGTCCAGTAAAGGGGCCACGGGTCGATCGGTCCGAAGTCAGCCACTGCGTCCCCTTACGTCCATGTCCCGGGCGTTCCGCCGGCCGTGCACCGGTGCCACGCCCCTGCGGAGTCCAGGACCACGTCGCCTGTCGCCCAGGTGCCTGTCGACGGCGCCCCGGACGTGCCTTTGAACCCTGCGAACCCGAGGTTGACCAACCCGTTCTTCGCGCCGAGGCTGGCCACCCCGGTTCCGGCGTCGATGGTGTGGACGGCATCGAACGGACTCGTCCCGAACTGAGTCTTCCCGACCATGTGCGGACCGGCCGACTCCCAGCGGGCGATGTTGTGCTGAGTCCCGGTGAAGTCAGGATTCGACCACGAGGAGACCACGACGTCCAGTCCGGCGATCTCCAGATCCAGGCCGCCGCCTGTGACGCGGAACCTGAACGCCCCCGTGCCGTCCTGACGCGCGACGGTGAGGTTGGCGCCGTTCACCGTGAGGTCTCCGGTCACCGTGCCGCCGGCCTTGGCCAGCAGAGCCGCCAGAGCGGCGACGAGGCCGGTCACCTGTGACTGCGCCACGGTCACCGGGTCCGTGCCGCCAAAGCCGTGCGTGCCCGCGTGAGCGGTCGGCGGCCGCGCGTTGGACAGCCGGCTGTCGTCCCCGGCCGCCACGGTTCCGGCGCCGGTGCCGATGTTCTCCGTGGCGGCGCTGCCGAGCCCGAGATGCCCGCGCGCGGCTGTCGGGTCGGCGACGTCGGACAGGTTCGCGGCCTTGGCCAGCAGCGTGGACGGGTCGGCGAGCACGCTGTACGAGCCAGCCACCGGATCGGGGATCAGGATGTCCGCCAGGACGACGGCGGGCGAGGCCTTCGGGAGCTGGAAGTACCGTGTCCAGGGTGTGCCGTACTTCGGGGTGAAGACGACCGTGTACGTGAAGCCGGCCGGGTCGATGCCGTGAGCGTCGGTGGCCACCAGAGGGAGGTCGTTGAAGCGGCCGCCGGTCACCCACCTGCGCGCGAGGCCGCTGAACAGGAAGTCGTCCTCCGCCACCGTGGCAAGGACCGGGCCGGTCACGGTGAAGGACCCCTCCAGCGGGGTGCCGTCGGGACCCGTGATCGCCACGCCGCCGTCGGAGATGACGACCGACTCGACCCCTGCGGGAATGCCCACAGCGAAATCACCCCTACGCCGAAAACCGCACGATGCCGTTACTCGACCAGACGCACGTGAAGCTGCCTGACACGACGGACTGTGCCCCGCCGAAGTACAGGAAGCAGATGCCTTGGTCAGCCACGGTGCCGCCGCTGATCGTGTCGTCGTAGACGAGGCAGCCGTAGGCGTTGGACAGGGTGACCGTGCCTGACGCGGGCAAGTCGTTCGCGTCGAACATGGCCAAGCCGGAGCCTGGCGAGCTGACCGTCTTGCCGGACAGGGCCAGGCCGGTAGAGGGCCAGTTGGCGCCGCCGGACACCTCGCGCGCTGCGGTCCA